CTGACTTGACCCAAGACAGGAGATCCTCATGGGAACGAGCACTTTTTCCGGGCCGGTCGTATCGACCAACGGCTTTACTGGCGACGTTACTGGCGCGGTCAAACTTCCGACATATGACGTGGCGGGCGCTCCGTCGGCTTCGACGGCTGGCGCTGGTACGCTGATATATGTGTCTGATGGCGCTGCTGGATCCGCAATCCTTGCGTTTTCGGATGGTACGAACTGGAAGCGGTCCGATACCGGCGCAACCATTTCTGATTCTTAAGGTGATCCATGACAATTAAATGGGAACCCGCGTCTGAGGAAGAGCTGGCTGCACGTAAGCCAGCACCCAAGAAGACCAGCAAGAAGAAGGACGCCGAATAATGGCTACTCCATCCTATCGCACGGCGGACGCTACGGTGTCCGCCTATGACGCGACTGCTGTCACGCCGGCCGATGACGGTGCGTTGCGCCCAACGCGTGCGCTGTACATCGGCGGTGACGGGAACGTCAAAGTAGACATGGCGCTGGGTAACACGGTGACGTTCGCCGGTCTGTTGGCCGGTACGATCCTCCCTGTTCAAGTGACGCGCGTTTACAGCACGGACACGACAGCCACGAATATTATCGCCCTCTACTAAGGAGTCGCCGCGTGTTTGTTGGCATTTCTATCGGTCTCGTCGGTCGGCAAATCGGCGGCGCTGCGTTCAGCATCACAATCACCGGCCTGACGGACGGCGAAGCCATTATCGGCGACCACGCATCAATCGGCTACACGATAAACCCAGACAACGGGACAGAGACAGTCGCGTGGGGGACATCTGCGGGCGACAGCACTTATGGGACCGGAGCCAACCCTACGGATTACACCGCAGGTGATGGAACATCGCTCTGGTTGACCGTCACAGATGCGGGCGAAAGCGTCAGCCGCACCGCGCCAATACGCTATGCAGCAGGAACAGCCCCGACCCTTGCATCCTCGTCTCTCACGGTTGACGACGATACAGCGAACATCGACGCAAGCGCGTCCGGTGCGAACCTGACATTCACCTACGCGGCATCAAACCTGCCGTCTGGGCTGTCAATCAATGCCTCCACAGGTGCGATAACCGGAACGCCAGATGCGGTGTTCAGCGGCTCATCTAGCATTGTCGCAACGGACCAATATGGCCGCACGCTGACCTATTCTCAGGCGTTCACGATTACGCTTCGGACGCAGGCCACAGCAGCGGGCAGCTTGGGGCCGTTCAGCTTCACGCAGGACGTTGCAATCACAAACCAAGACCTGTCGGCGGACTTCACAGCGAACGGCAATACGCTGACCTACAGCATCGCGCCAACGCTGCCTGCCGGTCTATCGCTGGCATCAAACGGGGTTTTGAGCGGAACACCCACGGCGCTTCAAACCGCCACCAGCTACACAGTCACCGGCCAAGACGAGTATGGCCGAGACACAGACAGCACGTTCACGATTGCCGTTGTGGACGTACCTGCAAACGCAATCGCACAGCGTGACGGCGACTACATCCTTGACCGCTCTGGCAACTATATCGAAGTGAGGGCCTAACAATGGCAAACATATATGCAATGGCTGACGAGTGGGACGATGAGGGCGCAGGCACCACAGTCTTCACTGGTATTGGCCTCAACGTAACCGACACATCCTCTTCCGCATCATCCCTGCTGATGGACTTGCAGGTTGGTGGGGAGAGTAAGTTTTTAGTGGACAAGGACGGGTCTTTTGGCGTCTCAACGGTTAATATACGCCCCCAAGCAAGTTATTTGGATATTATTTACTCAGACACTGTTCGAGCTATAGCTGGCGTTGATGATGGCGCGGCCATGTTTAAGTTGGTCGATAGTGGTTTTTTTGGTTGGTCTCCTAACGCTACAGCCTCTTCTACTGCCGATCTGCGTTTGTGGAGAGACGCCGCCAACACCCTAGCCCAACGCAACGGCACCAACGCCCAGACGTTCAACCTGTATAACACCTACACCGATGCTTCGAACTACGAGCGCGGGGCGCTGTATTGGTCTTCGAACATCTTTTTTATTAAGCCTCAAAAGGCGGGAACAGGCTCCCATCGAGAGTTGCGCCTTGGAAGTTCTAATAATTCTGGGCAGATTATCTTTAATACTTCTGGCACGATTGATTTGTCCGTTAATGCACAAAATATAGGTTTGACAAACGACTCAGTAAATTTATTCAAAACTGCCCGCCTAGCTTACGACGAAACGGTGGCGACCCTGCCTGCTTCTCCAACTGTTGGCATGATCTCGCGAGTAACTGACGGCGACAGCGGCCTGACTTTTGGCAATACGGTAGTGAATTCAGGCTCAGGTGCCACAGATTACCTCGTTTGGTACAACGGCACCAACTGGACTGTAATTGGAGCATAACCCGACATGATTAAATTCGAACTCACACAAGACGAAACCCAAGCCCTTGCGGGACTGCTGGATGCTGGCGTTAAGGCGATTGGCCTACGCGCTGTTAAAGATGCTGCCTCGCTGCTGGAGAAGCTGGAAGCGGCCACACAACCCACGGAGAACGACGATGAGTAATGCAAATCTCAGCTTTGGCGTAGTTGGCCCAACGATGGACTTCACCACCTCGGTAAACGTCTCTGAAGCGAACTCGCAGCGTATCCTTGCGTATCTTGTCGGTGGTACATCCTACGGCACTGTGACCGAGGAAGATGGCACTGAGCGTCAGGCTACCACAGAAGAGGCTGCGCAGGCGTTTGCCTTGGGTATCCTTCAGGGTCTCCTGAACCAGACAGTGCGCTACGAAAAGGACATGGCTGCAAAGGCTGCTGCTGAGGCTGTCGCACCGATTACGCCGGAGTAAGATGAACCGCCTCGCCTACATCCCCTACCGGCTGGCCTTCGACCTTATCAGCCTGTTCAGCCGGATGCTGAATGCCATATTCTTCGGCGGCAGCACGGCGCAGACGCTATCGGCGCGGGCGTATATCGACGGTCAGGACAGCGTGTTCTGGGAGCGTATGGGGCAGGCAATCAATCTGCTATTCTTCTGGCAGGACAATCACATCGCAGACGCTTGGGCCGCAGAGGTTGCCCGCGCACAATATACGCTCGAGAGACTGGAGGCCGTAAATGACCGATACCATACTTAAATTTTGGCCTGTAGTCCTCGGCTTCATCGGCTTTCTGGTCTGGCTCATTCGGTTGGAGGCGCGGAGCGTGGAGAACACGAAGGAAATAAAACGGCTCTGGAACCAGCGCAAAGAGGATCTCGACGCCTCTAAACAGGCGCGTGAGGACACAAACCAGATGCTGAAAGAGATTCGGGACGATATCAAAGCGCTGATTGCGAAAGTGGGTGACAAGTGACCTACGAGATACGCTCCATATCCCAGCTTGGGGGTTCGGAGCCGTTCGAGCTTCAGCTGTCTCGGGGGCAGATACCCGGGCATCAGTTTCGCCATGTCATTGGCGAAGTTCCCAGCATGTCGAACAACCAGACCGGGAGCCTCTGGGATGTCAACGACACGATCTATCCTTGGTCGGCGTTCGATACGCCCGGAACCCTATCCATCGCTCGGGCGAGTACCGATGACGCCAACAAGAACGTCATCATTAGTGGTTTGGATGTCTTATTCAACGAAATAACCGAAACAGTCAGTCTCACCGCTGCCAGCGGTACCACAACCACGAATGCGTTCGCGCGTATCTACTCTGCCCGCATGAACGGTCTCTCGGAGAACGTCGGTAATGTCACGATAACGCGTGGCGGCACGACCGTAGCGCGTATCAACGCCGGCGTTGGGCAGACAATAATGGGCCTTTACACGGTTCCGGCGGGGCACACAGCCTATCTGACGCAGGGTGTGATGACGATCCAGAACACCGGCGATGCCACTGGCAAGTTCTACTACCGCGTCCCGGGTGATCGGTTCATCATCGGCCACCTGTTCGAGGTCGCGAGCTCGGAGTATCTCTACAGCTTCACCTGCCCGCTGCGCCTACCTGAGAGGTCTGACATCGATGTCCGCGCCTCGGTGCGCACGAACAACGCCAAGGTGACGTCAGCGTTCGACATGATCCTGATCAAGAACGGAGGCCCGCTCTGATGGTCGTTGTATATCGAGGTGAGAAGTTCTCCGGCTACAACAAGCCAAAACGCACACCCGGTGGTAAGAAGAAGTTCGCTGTCCTTGCCAAGAAGGGTGATCAAGTCAAGTTGGTCCGGTTCGGCGATCCGAATATGACGATCAAAAAGTCAAACCCGGAGCGTCGAAAATCGTTTCGAGCTCGTCACGGCTGCGATACCAAAAAGCTCGACAAGCTATCGGCCCGGTACTGGTCGTGCAAAATGTGGTGAGGCAATATGAATCGTGCTAACATGAGCAAACAGATCACGGAGGTCCCGATGAAAAAAGGTTACAAGTGCGGTGGCACGGCCAAGAAAGGCTACGTGAGGGGTGGCAAGGTCGAGTCAGGCCCGCCGAAGCGCAAGTACGCTAAGGTTAGCAAGATCGACCAGTCCATGTGCAGCCCGCGCAAACAGATGGCCATGGGCAATGGGTAAGAAACCGGGTCTTTGGGCCAACATCCACGCCAAGCGGAAGCGCATCAAAGCCGGGTCAGGCGAGAAGATGCGCAAACCCGGTTCTAAAGGCGCCCCAACAGCCAAGGCCCTCAAGATATCGGCGAATAAGAAATGACAGTATCAGGCACCCGGACATTCAACCTCGACATCGCTGAGATGATCGAAGAGGCGTACGAGCGCTGTGGGCTTGAGATGCGCACAGGCTACGACGCCAAGACAGCTCGGCGATCGCTGAACCTGATGCTGGCTGAGTGGGCCAACCGGGGCCTGAACCTATGGACTGTCGAGCAGGCGACCATCACCCTCACGCAGGGTCAGGCGCAAGAGACGCTAGGTGAGGAGGTCGTTGATGTCCTCGAGGTCGTGCTGCGCCGCAACGGGATCGACACGGAGCTGACGCGTGTGGGCAGGGGCGAGTACCTGCGGCAAGTGGATAAGGACCAACGGGGCCGCCCTGTGCAGTTCTACGTCGATCGTGGCATCGCCCCTGTTATGAACCTCTGGCCCACTCCGGAGAACTCGACCGATCAGCTGGTGTATTACTACGTGCAGCGGATCGACGATGCCGGGGCGCTGGTCAACACGACTGAGATGCCGTTCCGCTTCTACCCGTGTGCGGTGGCTGGGTTGGCCTACTACCTGTCTGTGAAGCGGGCGCCTGAGCGCACTGGCATGCTGAAGCAGATGTACGAAGAAGAGTTCCTTCGCGCTGCGGAGGAGGATGAGGACCGTGTCCCGCTGCGATTGGTTCCGGGGAGACGATGAGCTACGCATCTGGCAAACACTCGTATGGCATCTCTGATCGATCCGGGTTTCGGTATCGGCTTAAGGACATGCGCGTCGAGTGGAACGGTTTGAAGGTCGGTAAGGATGAGTACGAGCCCAAGCATTCGCAGCTGACGCCTCGTCCAGTGCGAGCCGATGCTGAGGTGTTGCGCAACCCGCGACCCGACACTCCGGAGACTCTGACGGTATATGTGGGTAGACCCACTGTTATGGCGCCTCGCCTTACCATGCCCGATGTGGTAGGGAGGGTCGGATCGGTGGAGGTGACCACGTCATGACGATGACATACGCTCAACTGAAGACCGCCATACAGGATTGGTCTGAGTACGACGAGACGACGTTCGTGAATAACCTCCCGCTGTTCATTCGACTGGCGGAAGAGCGTGTTCTGAAGAACGTGCAACTTAGCTTGTTCCGCAAGAACGCGACGTCATCGACATCCGGCCAGTATCTGGCATGCCCATCGGATTTTCTGGCTCCGTTCTCGCTGTCGCTCACCGGTGCCGATGGTGATAAGAACTTCCTCGAGTTCAAAGATCCGAGTTTCCTCCAGCTCTACACTCCGGACCCGACAACCACCGGATTGCCGAAATACTACGCTCAGTTCGACGTGGATAACTTCATCTTGGGTCCGACGCCGGATGTCGTCTACACCGCTGAACTGCACTACATGTACCGCCCAGCGAGCCTCACGGCCGGCGCTGAGGACGGCAGCACGTGGCTGAGCCAGAACGCGGAGATCGCGCTGTTGTACGGTGCGCTGCTCGAGGCGGCGATCTTCATGAAGGGCGAACCAGACGTCCTGCAGAACTACACAACGCGATTCCAAGAGGCTATCGCAGGTCTGAAGCTGCTTGGCGAGGCCAAGGAGTCGACAGATGAGTACCGCACAGGGAAAGTGATCAGGGCCAAGCAATGAGCGCAGGTTTCTTAGACATACCTCGTCACGCCCAGCTGGTTGGCGTGCATACGACACAGAACCGAGGGTTAACGCCAGAAGAGTTAGCATCTCAGGCTGCCGCTCGCATTGTGTCCGTATCAGACACGGCACCCCCGGCCATCAGAGATCAAGCTGTGGCGTTCCGGGGTCAGGTTGAGAAGGTCGTTGCGCAGTATCTAAAACAGGCGGTTCGCAGTGATCGCACAACTGTGTATAATGCCCTCAATGACGCGGGGCATCCCGAACTGGCCGAACTCATAAGGAGACTTTGAAATGGCTTTCACTGGAAACTACATGTGTACCAGCTTCAAGACAGAGCTGTTGCAAGGTGCGCATAACTTCTCGGCCTCTGGCGGGGACACGTTCAAGATCGCTCTGTACACCAACAGCGCGTCCTTCACAGCTGCGACAACCGACTACACGGCAACGAACGAGGTTGGGAACTCCGGCTCTTATTCTGCTGGCGGCGGCACGCTTACTAATGTCAACCCAACCAGCTCTGGGACGACGGCGTTTGTGGATTTTGACAACATCACGTTCACCACAGCCACTATCACGGCTCGCGGCGCCTTGATTTACAACACCACTACGGGTGCGGGGACAAGCACTACGGACGCCGTTGTTGTTCTGGACTTCGGTGAAGACAAGACATCCAGCTCTGGTGACTTCCTGATCACGTTCCCGACAGCAGACGCATCGAATGCCATAATAAGGCTAAGTTAGATTGCGTTAGAAGCGTCTTAGTGCTATCTCTTTGTTAGAGGGGGTGGCACAAATGCGATATAACATGTTGACGTATCTGGAAGACGCGGGGGTGAATAACCACAACAAGCGGTTGTGGTTATTGAAGTGTGACTGCGGTCAGACATGCGTAAAGATTGCATCTGCGGTCAGGATTGGAAAAACTAAATCATGTGGATGTTTGCAAAGAGCTGGCAATCGTAGAACACATGGAATGCGCAACCATCCTTTGTACGTAACTTGGTGTAACATGAAAGCTAGGTGCGACAATGAAAATCACCCTCAGTTTAAAGACTATGGTGGTCGCGGCATAAAGTATTGTGATTCTTGGTCTTGTTTTGAGGGTTTTCTTTCAGATGTTTGGGAAAAACCTTTTAAAAACGCGACTTTGGATAGAATAGACAACAATGGTGATTACGAACCGGGAAACGTGCGTTGGGCGTGCCGTACAACACAGCGAAGAAATTCGAGAAACATAGTTCCGATCACCATTGGTTCTGAAACGAAACTGCTGACAGACTGGTGCAGACAGTATAATATACACGTGTCGTCTGTATATCGACGCATAGATAAGGGCATGTCACCGGTAGAAGCCATTTCTACTCCTAAAGCTAAAAGGTTTCTATAATGGTTACGCTGGTCAACCGCGCCAAGATGACGACGGCGACCACTGGCACCGGGACGATAACTCTCGGGTCGGCGGTCTCCGGCTTTCAGACGTTCGCATCTGCCGGCGTGGTGAATGCGGATGTTGTGTCGTACGTCATCGAGGACGGATCAGCGTGGGAGGTTGGTACGGGCACGTACACCTCTTCTGGAACGACCCTGTCGCGCACTCTGGTGGAGAGTAGCACTGGTAGCTTGTTGAGCTTGTCTGGAAGCGCCGTCGTCTATGTCACGCTTGCTGCGGCGGACGTTATGCAAGCGACCGAGCATAGCACTCTGGACGCTGGGTATGACAGCAACGTAGAGGACCTCGGCACCGTAAGTTCCGGAACAGTGGTGCCGGAAGTCAACGCAGCGGGTAAAGAAAACTTCAAGACGCTGGAAAACACAGGCGCATTCACCTTGGCGCCTCCCTCTGTCTCTCTGGCCTGCACCATAATGATCCATGTAACAAATGGCACTGGCGCGGGTGCAATTACAACGAGCGGGTTTGATGTGGTTAATGGCGACACATACGAAACGACCGAAGGGCGAGAGTATTTCTTTCATATTAAAAAGCTCAACGGTCGCTATTCACTGACTGTTGAGGTTGTCGCCTGATGCTTACCCCTGTTGCGCACTACCCAGCTTCTGGGCCGTTGCGGGTTAAGATGGCATCATCGCTTGCGAGTCTTCCGGGGTGGGCATCTCAGCGTTTAGAAGACGACACTCCGATTGGCCAAGCTGGTTACTATTCTGGCAGCAACGCGGTTTCAGTAGGAACTGTTGAAGGGATTATACCCGGCTCTGTTTTTGTCCTAAACGGCGATCAATCACTGACCAACATGAACATAGATGGCGCGACTGATATAACCCTAACCTACGACAGCGCTTTTGCTGGTTATGATCGATATGCTTGGAGCGGGTCGCCATTTGTCATCGGTAGCACTTATCTTATCGCGCTGACCTAGAGCATGCTTGGTTTCTCTCCCATATCCTCCAGCCCCTTAGCTGATGACGGTTCCGCAAGCGGGATAGTTGGCGTTGCTGCTATCGGCGCCGTTGGGTCTGTAGCAGTAAGTACCAGTGCTTTAATTGCGGCAGGGGGACTTGAGGCAGTATCAGGGGTTGGAGTTACATCCATAACCACAAGCGCCAGTGTCACCGTGTCTGGAGTGCTCGCAGAAGGACGTGTTGGTTCTTTGGTGTTTTGGTCTGCAATCAACCCCGGAACAGGGGGTCCTTGGAACGGTGTCAGCCCCGATCCCGGCAATGCTTGGACTGCGACACCGACATCTGATACAGTCTGGACAGAAATCGCAGCGTAGGGTCCGTCATGAGCGAAACATTTACCCAGAACATCGGCCTTCGGAAGATGGTAACTGGCGAGCGTGTCGGCACGTGGGGTGAATTTACGAACACCACATTCGACATCCTCGACCGGGTCACCAGCGGGGTCGGTACGGTCACTCTTAGCGGGCCCTCCTCTACCATTACGACAACAGATGCCGCCTTGTCCGATGGCCACTATGCCGTTCTTGTTTTGGCTGGCGCACCATCTGGCACGCACACGCTGACGTTTGCCCCAGACGATCAGTCACGCATATTCTTCGTCAACAACACGACGAACCAGACGGTAATCCTCAACCAAGGAGCCGGGGCAGGATCGACGGTCAGTATCCCATCCGGTCGCGGGGCCATCGTCTATGCTGACGGTGGTGGGGCGGGCGCCAATGTGGTCAGTTTGACCACACCCACATCGCTTGGTCTCGGAACCATGGCAGATGAGAACGCTGCAGACTACGCCGCTCTGTCAGGTGCGACGTTCACAGGAGCGGTTAACGAATCTTACGCGGCGGTCACGTCGTCCGCAAACACCACTACCGTGAATTGTTCGACGGCCAACAACTTCAGCACTGTCCTCACCGAAAACACGACGTTCGACTTCACGAACGTGCCATCTGCCGGAACCGCCTACGGCCTTACTCTCGAGGTCATCCAAGATGCAGGTGGCAGCGAATACGAGGTTGCGTGGCCCGCGAGCGTGGTGTGGTCCTTTGGTGTTGAGCCGACGCTGAGTACCGCCGCTAACGCCATCGACATCTTCGTATTCCGTACCCGCGACGGCGGCTCTACGTGGCATGGGTTCGTATCTGGTCAAGGGATGGCGTAATGCTGCACCGCAAAGCCATGATGTCTCCTCCGTTCGAGAACGAGGAGTCTACTGTAACAGGGGTGGCGGCGACAGGTGCTGTGGGTACGTTGGCGAGCAGCAGCTCGCAGACCGTTGCTCTGACCGGGGTCTCCAGCACGAGTGGTCTCGGTGTCGTGGTCATCGGCTCCGGTATTATTGTCGCAACAACAGGTGTGTCGTCGACCTCTGGCGTTGGGTCGGTTACGGTTACCGCGACGTCTGCGCTCACACATTGGATTTCGTTCTACGACTCAACGAATGCTGACTATGCTGAATCTGTCGCTGTAGATTCCTCCGACAACATCATTTTCGCAGGGCGTGTGGTCGACGGTACCGATGCGATCATAACCGCTCAGTTGGATGATCAGGGAAATACAAATTGGGTGCGGAAACTCGACAGCGCGGCAGGGGATCGGGCCTTGGCTTGTGCCGTTGACAGCTCTGATAACGTCGTGGTTGCCGGTTATAGCTTCACGACCGGCACCCAAAGCATATACGTAAGCAAGTACAACTTTTCTGGTGCCCTGCAGTGGCAGCGTCTTCTGGCTGAAACCGGTCTTGGGGCTGATGCAAAAGGCATAGCCACAGACACCGCAGATGCGATATTTGTTGCGGGGCAAGCCACGCTGCCGATCAGCGGTAATTTCTCAACTGGTTTCTATGTGGCGAAGTACAACTCTTCCGGTGGGCTTGAGTGGCAGCGTACTCTGAACACCAGAGTGGATGACTTCCAGCGCACCGACATCGCAAATGCGGTTGCCGTTGACTCTTCAAGTAACGCTATTGTTGTTGGGAGAACAGATACCGAAGGCGCCGGCGAAGATGATGTTCTCATCGCCAAATACAGCTCTCTTGGCACTTTACAATGGCAACGTCGACTTGGCGGAGCCGCAAACGATGAAGCGAACGCTGTCGCTGTAGATGCGAGTGACAACATTGTTATTGTTGGCACCACATCCTCGGACGGGGCCGGCAATGCCGACATACTCGTCGCCAAATACAATTCATCCGGAACTTTGTTGTGGGATAGAACACTTGGTGGTTCGTCTATCGAGGATGGTACTGGTGTTACCGTAGATGCGACCGGAAACATTTACGTTACCGGTTGGACATTCTCTCAAGGCCCGGGCACCCAAAACATTGTTGTCGCTAAATATAACTCCTCCGGAACCATACAGTGGCAACGCATACTAGGGACCACGGACAATCAGACTGCGTCCGCGATAACCTTAGATGTATCGGGTGATATTGTCATCGCAGGCACGCTCAGCGCGTCCGGAGGGGTTGTAAATCAGCTTATTGTGAAGCTTCCTGCTGACGGTTCCGGCACTGGTACGTACGGCCCATTCACTTATTCTGCCTCTACGTTGACAGAGGCGGCGGCTGTGCTGACGGCGGCAACATCTTTTGTCAATACTGCCACCCCAAGTCTGATATCGTCGACAGCGTCTTTGACCAATACGTCTGAAACTCTGACCGAAACGCAGTATGGTATCTAGCTTTCTAAAACACACCGGGTCGTGTAAACTCTTCCGGTAAATGGAGTTTTAACATGCCGCTGCAGAAACTACAGTTCAGACCCGGCATTAACCGCGAAGTCACCAGCTATACCAACGAAGGCGGTTGGTATGACTGCGATAAGGTGCGCTTTACGAAAGGATTCCCGGAGAAGATCGGCGGCTGGGTCAAATACTCAGATCAGAGTCTCCTTGGTGTCGTTGGCAGTTTTCACCAGTGGCAGACCCTGAGCTTCGAGAAGCTCATGGGTACCGGGACGACGAAGAAATACTACATTGAAGAGGGTACACGCTTCAACGACATCACGCCTGTTCGAGCCACCACAGCGGCCGGCGATGTCACGTTTTCGGCAACCGACGGCAGCTACCTCGTAACTGTGAACGACGTTGGTCACGGCGCCAGCGTCGGCGACTTCGTCACTTTCACCGGTGCGACAGGGCTCGGTGGAACAATAACCGCCGATGTGCTGAACCAAGAATACGTCATTGTGACGGTTAACACCGGAGACCAATACATTATCGAAGCCCGCACTGCCGGCACCCCCATCTCCTCGATCGTGATCGACGGTGTTCTCACGCCCACCTACGTCACAGCCAACGCATCAGACACGGGCAACGGCGGTGCGTCCGCTGTTGCCGCCTATCAAATCCCGACATCCCCTGACGTCGTTGTGAGCGGCCTTGGGTGGGGAGCTGGTGGTTGGGGTAGGAATGGCTGGGGTACCGCAGCTGACACCGGTGTGTTGACCGGCACGATCCGTGTCTGGTCGCACGATAACTTCGGCGAGGACCTCATCATCAATCCTCGCGGCGGTGGTATTTACTACTGGGATCGCAGCGCCTCCTCTCTTGGGTCGTATAGCCGCGCGGTGGCGCTGGCTGACCTGCCGGGGGCGTCCAACGCACCTACCATCGCCAACGGTGTTCTCGTGTCTGACCGGGACCGCCATGTGATCGCGCTCGGTTGCGACCCCTTCGACAACCCGGGTGTGCAGGATCCGATGTTGATCCGGTTCTCGAACCAAGAAGATGCGGGTAACTGGACACCGACCGCGACCAACACAGCCGGCAGTCTGCGCATCGACTCCGGGTCGGAGATCGTCATGGGCGTCGAGACACGCCAGCAGGTGCTCGTGTACACCGACGTGTCGCTCTACGCGATGCAGTACCTCGGCCCGCCCTTCACCTTCGGCATCTCCAAGATCTCCGAGAACATCACGGTACAAGGTGCCAAGTGCGCTGTGGCAGCCGACGACATGGTGTTCTGGATGGGACAGAGCGAGTTCTACATGTACAACGGTGCGGTGCAGCGCATCCCGTGTAGTGTGCGTTCGTACGTGTTCGACGACTTCAACGTGACGCAGGGTGCCAAGGTCGTCGCTGGCCTCAATACCGCGCATTCTGAGGTCTGGTGGTTCTACCCTTCTGCCAACAGCATCACCAACGACCGGTATGTCGTCTATAACTACAACGAGAACATCTGGTATATCGGCAGCATGGATCGCGTTGGTTGGATCGACCGAGGGGTGTTTGATCAACCTCTTGCCGCGAGCTCGGACAGCTACGTCTACGCCCATGAGACGGGATTCGACGACGGCAGCACAACACCGGCCACGGCGCTGACGGCCTACGTGCAGTCCAGCCCGATCGACATCCAAGACGGGGAGCAGTTCTCGTTGATTCGACGAATGTTCCCTGACGTAACATTCAAGAACTCCACGGCTGAAGCGCCGAGTGTGGACGTGACGCTCAACGTCAGGAACATCTCCAACGGCGCCTATGTGCGGTCCGCCACGCAGACCTACGCGGATAACGACCGCAGGCAACTGAACTACCGCCTGCGCGGGCGGCAGATGAGCCTTAAGATCGAGTCCGACGACGCTCAAATGACGTGGCGGTTAGGGTCTCCGCGCGTTGATCTGCGCCCTGATGGGAGGCGCTGATGTCTCGCAATCTCATATTACCGTTCTTTCCCGTACCCCCATCGGAGTATGAGCAGCAGTATTTTTCGGAGATCGTCCGCGCTATCTCCGTCTACATGCAGAACATGCAAAACCCCGGCGAGGGTAGGAACACGACCCTAGTGTTGACGTCCCTCCCGTCCAACGATCAGGGCTTGGAACCGGGGGCATTGTTCGAACACGACGGGTTTGTTAAGATAAGCAAAGTCAACTCACCCCATGTTGCAGGCCTGTCGGCCATCGGCGCTACGGGTTCAGTCACAGTCACAGGAACCATATCACCATGACCGTACCAAACCTCGTATCGCAACTAGGGTCCATCTCCGGCATGCTGGCCGGCCCTGATCTCGCACAACGCGCCGCTTCCGCTCTCGGTATTGCTGGCACCCCGGCAGGTGATCTGCTCGCAGGGGCGTCGCCTAAGGCCATCGGTGCTGGTATCGCATCGCTCAGTGCGGGCGCCGATCTCGACGAAGCTGTTCAGAGGGCGCTGGGGGTCACGGCAACTGAGCCGCCGCAGCTGTATCCGCAGCAGCAAATGCCTCCTCAGCAGATGCCTCCCCAGCAGATGCCTATGGGTATGCCTCAGCAGATGCCGATGGGTATGCCTCCGCAGATGCCGATGGGTATGCCACCCCAAATGCCGATGGGTATGGCTCCGCAGATGCCGATGGGTATGGCTCCGCAGATGCCGCCTCAAATGGGAATGCCTCCGCAGCAGATGCCTCAGAGTTTGAACACAGGTCTCGGCACCCTTCGGCCTCCACAGGGCCCCGCCATGGGCCCAATGACTAAAGGATTGGTGTAATGGGTAAACCGTCCATTCGCTACGTCGACACAACGCAGAAGCAAGAGCTTGACCCGATTGCGCAGGGGTATTTCTGGAGCGGGCAGCTGCCCGAGGAGAAACTCGCCAGTTTGCGCCGTATCAACGAGCGTGTGTACGGTTATGCTCCGGGTACGCTGACACCTGTGGCACCTGAGCCCGTTGCGGAGACGCAAGCAACAGGTGGTTTGAGCGATCAAGAGCGCAGAATGCTTGGTTTGACGGTTGATAGCAGCCCGATGGAAGAGCAGCGCTATAATGACTTTGCGCAGTCACACATCGACTCCGTAAACAGAGACCGCATGGATCGCGATATTGTTGAGTCTGGCGGCTTCGGGTACGACCCGAACACAGGCAACGAGATGCAATCGGGTGGTCGTGATCTCTCCATGCGCTCTGGTGGTGTGTATGCGACTGGCGGCATCGTTGCTCTTGCCAACGGCGGCATGATACCTCCGATGATGGGTGGGCGCATGCCAGACTTGTCCAACCGCGACATGGCGTACCAGATGGCTATGCTGGCGCAAGGTGGCTACATCGAGGGCCCGGGCACCGGCACAAGCGACTCCATACCGGCGAAAATTTACCAGAACGGAACGCCTGTCCAAGAGGCCGCGCTGTCTGACGGAGAGTTCGTGATGACCAAGAAAGCCGTAGATGGCGCCGGCGGACCGGCCCGCATGTACGAGATGATGCGACGCTTTGAGCAAGGCGGGAAGGTGCGCTAATGGACCCTATCATACAGCAGGTAGAACAGGCATACCGAGATACCTACGGTCGAGACGCTGATCTAGGCGGTTTGCAGTTTTGGTCCGGTATTCTTCGAATTGACCCGAACTTTGATTTGATAGGGGCCCTGCAAGGAGCCCCAGAGTACGAGCTTCAGCAAGCGCTGAAGGCGGCTGGTCTTCCGCCAGCTGACCCTCGAACAGCCTCCGCATACAACGACAATCCGACACCAGATAATCTTAGCTCCATCATTCAAACGGCACAGGGTGGCGGTACGCCCGTTACTGATACCGGCGGTGGGGTCACAGATACAGGAGGCGGCATCACCGATACAGGAGGCGGCATCACCGATGTTGTCCCTCCTGTGGATACTGGCGGTGGCATAACCGACGTTGTTCCTCCTGCTGATACTGGCGGTGGTGGCGCGACTGATACTCCACCCCCTGTGGATACGGGCGGTGGAGGTGCAACAGATACCCCTCCACCGGCAGATACCGGAGCACCGACCACCGACCCTCTGCGGCAGCAGGTCATCGACACGTATCAAGCTGAGTTTGGTCGTCAGCCGCGCCAAGAGGCGTTGGATTTCTACGTTAATGCTCTACAACAAAACCCCAACTTTGACCTGACTGCCGAGCTTCGGGCATCCCCAGAATACGGGTTTCGACAACTCTATACCGAAATCCTTGGTCGACAGCCGTCTATAGAAGACGTCGATAACTTCTTGTCTAGCGGTGCGACGCTCGAAGATATCCGCCCGCAGTTGGTCGAGTCCGCCGAAAACCGGACGAACGTCGGACAACTCGGCGATATCGGCGGGCCGGGTGGCGTGCCTCTGGCCGCAAACGCCGACTTGGCCGCGCTGTCCGATCTCGCCTATACCCTCGCAACTCAGGGTATTCTAGACTTCCCCGAGTATCAGGTCGCCGATCTCGCCCCTGAGCAGCTGGCAGCGATAACACAATTCAACGCCGAGAAAGGCATCTACGAGCCCTATCTTGCGCAGGGTGCCGACACCATGATGCAGGGTATCGGTGCCATGGGTGACGCGCTCACTGGTACCCGTGACCTCGCCGCTCAGATACCCGGCCAGATCGCGCCGGGACAGGCAGCTCTGGGCGCGGCCGCGAGCGACATCCAGCGCTTCGCTGGGCAGGGTGCCGACATCGCAGGTGAGGCGGCACAGCGGGCGCGTCAGTCCACCGCTGAGGCGCAGGCCGCACTGCAGGAGGCATCCCAGTTCGGTCGTACCGCGGCTGAGCAGGGCATCGCTGCCCTACAGGGCTCGTCCGACATGTACACCCCGGACATGATGCGTCCGTTCATGAACGAATACGAAGACGCAGCCGTCCAGCAAGCTCTGGCCGACATCGCGCGGCAGGGTGAGATGGAGGAGCGCCAGCTCGAGGCTGACGCTGTGCGGGCGGGCGCCTTCGGCGGGTCTCGACAGGCCGTCGCCGAACAAGAGCTCTTCCGCAACACGCTGGAGCAGCAGGGACGCACCGCAGCCCAGATGCGCAACGCTGGGTTCGAGAGCGCCGCTACGCGCTCCCAACAGGCCTTCGAAGACGCCATGCGCCGTGCCCAACAGGGCGCTGTGTCTACGGGTCAGTTGGGTCAGATCGGCTCCAGCGCAGCGGCAGGTGCGGCTGAGTCTGCCGGTCGTCTCGGACTTGACGCTGAGCAGCTGGCCCAGACAGGCGGTCTGAGCGGCGCTCAGATGCAGATGTCCGGTGCTGGTCAGGCCGGTGGTATGGGTCTCCAGAGCGCCAATCTAGGGCTCTCAGGCATCCAAGCAGGTCTCGGTGCGCAACAGCAGGGATACGGTATCGGTCAGGGTATCACAGGCGCCGGTCAGATGTATTCCGGTCTGGGTTCTCTGGCGCAGGGTATGCAGGGCACTGACCTCAATACGCTGCTGCAGATGGGCCAGATGCAACAGGCTCAGCGTCAGGCTCAGCTGGACGCACAGCGCATGAACCAGTACCAGAACATGATGGTACCGTTCCAGCAGCTGGCGTTCGCGAGCGATATCATGACGGGCACGCCGACCGGCATCACATCGGTCATGTCTCAGCCGATCCAAGGGCCGAGCATGTTGTCACAACTTGGCGGTCTCGGATTGGCCGCGTATGGTGCGGGGGTATTTAAATAATGAGCAGCGACGCACGGCAAAAACTCCGCGATATGGGTGGCATCATGGCCTCTTCGCCTGACCTGATGCAGGCGGTCCAGAGGTTCCAAGTTGGTGGGCCTGTGATGAACATGCCTCCGATGCCACCCAGCGGGCCGAACTTCGCACCGAGAACACCTCCGGCACCGATGGCTGGAATCAGGCCCTCTATGCCCAGCTTCGTCGCCTCCGACGCCCCACTCCCGTCGGCGAAACCTCCTCGAGCCACTCGGCTCGGCGACAGGGTCTTTATCCTGACCGATGACAATCGAGTCTTAGACGCCGAAACAAACACCCCGGCCCCGCCTCGTCTGGCGGAAGAAGTGCGCAGGAAACTCGGTGTGTCTGATGTGGTACCAGAGTATCGCGAAGCTGGTCCATTGACGTATGGTGGTGGGGCGTCGCCTATGCCAAGCACCCCAGACATGCCATTTGAGCGACGTGTCCCAAGGGGTATTGAAGGCGGTTTGGATCAACAAGCCTTTGTCAGCAGAGGAGCGCAATCCGCAGCGCAAGGTAGAGAAGAAACGTTCCCGTCGCTTCTGACAGAGGAACCCGATGGTCCGACTATAGACAGTTTATTGGACATATCCGCCATGGGCGGGATAAACATGGGTGCTCTCAACACATCTTTGAATCGCAACAGGGGCATCCCCCGCTCCCGGGAGCAGGACGTACCTGTTGAGGAGGACACACCTGTTGAAGAAGAAACAGAGATGTCGCCAGAGGAAACGGTAATGGCGCAGCCTCTGGTTCCAGAGTCGTTGACTAAAGAGCAGGCTGATAAGGCGCTCGAGCTCGCTAATGACGATCCGAACATATCCCCACCTCCGGGGGGCGGCAAACCTGCCAAGCGCGACCTGCGTTCTCGCTACAAGGAGCAGCTCGCGCTCATGCAGGAGATTTACGGTCTCGATGACGAAGACGAGGCGCGCGATCGCGCCATGAGCCTCGCAATGATCGGTCTAGCCATTGCTGCGGGTCAGAGCCCCAACGCTCTGACCAACATCGCGCAGGGCGCTATGGTTGGGTTGCAGGCCATGGGTGACCGCCAAGCGGAGGCCGAGGACAGGCAGCGCGGCATCAAGACGCTGGCGCTGGAGACAGCGATTGAGCAGCAGGCGGCCGAGGCTGGCGCAGAGGCAGATGCAGCTAAACTAGACTTGGAGCAGCGTAATGAGTTGGAGCTCGAGGAGTTCAAAGCTAGGGTTGGGGCTATGTATGGCGGGGCCGGTGGGGCTCGTGACGCGAGAAACATCATCGACTTCACGCAAAACACGTATGGGGAGGCCCTCAAAGCCGCTTCTGCTATGACCGCTCCAGATTTCGATCCCGATGTTGAGACGCCACATCAATATGCTATGCGTCAAGCAGAAGCGGCTTCCTCGGCCTTCGGCAAGATGTTCCCCGGTTACGGCGGGAATGTTTCTGATGCCGCGCCTGAAATCCCAACCATAACCACTCGCGCGGAATATGACGCGCTTCCTTCTGGCACCAAATTCATGCAGAATGGGCAGGAAAGAATTAAACCCTAGAGGATCATATGGCTGAGGAATTATTCGGCGAGCCGGCGGAACTTTTCGGCGAACCCGCCCAGCCAGATCAAGAGCCTGCAGAAAACAAGCCCGGTGTCCTAGCGGATGTTGGACGGGGCGTTGTAACCGCCCCTGTAAGTTTTGTGCAGGGTTTGACTGAGCTTGGGGCTATTGGGCTCGATACCGCGTTTGGTACAAACACCACACGCAACGTGACGGACGCGTTCGAGACGTTCAAAGAGGATTTTCGTCCGCAAGGAGCAGCCGGTAAGGTCACCGAAGAGCTTCTTGTGTTTGGGGCTGGTTTCATTCCAATTGCCGGGTGGCTTGGTCGAGCCAGTGCGGTCGCCAAGGGCAAGAACGTCGGAAGAGCGACCAGTGCATTCATGAAATCTGCCGAACGGTTTGGCAGAGGGGCGGGCAAAGACATTCTCAAAACTCGCGTTGGGCTCGTTGGTACAACGGCGCTGGGGGCAGGTCTCTACGAGACCATCGTCTCACCCAACGGTCGTGCCTCCATGGGGGATAGTTTTAACTTCCTGCCTGATGAGTTGAAGACAGAGGCTGATGAGCGCCTTGAAGGTCGCGAAGAGGCGTTCCGCCAGTTCCGCAACAAGCTGCGTCAAGGCGCGGAAGCCACAGCTCTCAGCGCTGGTTTCGACGCGGCTCTGTACGGCATAGGCCGCGGGTCTGCTGCGCTGGGTACGGTGCCCGGTGTTTCGGAGGTTACAAGCAGCATTGCCCGAGCCACAACCACCGGCTTTGAATTGCTTGGGCGAGGTGTTCAAAGCACTGGTGCAGGTCGCACGGCAACTCAGAAGTTCAAACAGTTCTTCTCTCCAACACAGGGCGCAGATCCGCGTTTCTTTGAAGAACTTCAAGACGCTGTGACTGTGTCTGATAGTGTCACAAGGGAGACTGCTCGGCGTCTGCAGGAGTACGACAAGGTTGCGAAGCAAGCCGTCAAAAAGCTACGTAAAAGCGGCGATGCGAACATGAACATGGAGCGAGCCAAAGGAGACTTTTTGCAGTTCCTCCTTGGCAACCGTGGCGCCTTAGAACCATACGGCAAAGAAGTTGTGGATGCTGCAGATCGCCTTGTCGCACTCCGCGCAAAAATGCAGGACGTGACTATCGCCCAACTTGAACGGGTTGTTAAGTCTGCACCTGAGAAATCGCAACGGCAGATAATGGCGCAACAGGCGCTTGAAGAGATTCAGAAGAACCAAGAAGCTGAGGTTGGTTATCTCAATCGTATCTTTGAAATCTACGAGCGCCCGTCCGAGTTTTACAAGAACGTCGATATTACAGGACCTGAGTTTGACAGGGCTGTATATGACGTCACGCAGTATTTAGCTCGTGGCCAAGGCGCTGACGCCTTGGCTGATCCAAACGTGCAGCAGAACGCCAAGGATATCGTGCTGGAGATCATGGGTCTCGAGTCAATAAAGGCGGGTGTGCCCCCGGAACTCGCTCTGAAAAGCAAGGTGCTTAAGGTTACGGAAGACCTGCTTGGCCGCGGCAAAGGTATGGTCTCCACCGACACCCCATTGCTCAAGCTATCGTCCAATGCGTTTATCAAAAGAAAAGACCTCATCGAAAGCAGCCCGCATCTTCGGTCCCTCATGGGTGAGATCAGAGATCCGGAAGAGCTTCTCGTCACAACTATGAACAAGCTTGCGACTAACGCAGCTGCAACAAGCGTGTATGACTCGGCGTCGCGAGCGCTGTCCACAAACCTGTATGACGGGGTGCAGAAAATATCCCAAGGGGCGCGACCTCTGGTGGTGCAAGTGCCTGACCCAGTAATGATGTCTCCGGAACGGTTCGACGCAGCGATGGCGCCCTTCCAAAGAGAAACGGTAGAGGCGGCGGTCGGGATGCGACCCGGTCAGAAACCTACTGTCGAGACATATACCAAAATACTCGAAGACAACGGCTATGTGAAACTCGGCGCGTCAGACGCAGCTAACATATTCGGCGGGCGCTTCGGGGCGCTAAGCGGCTCGTACGTGCCGAAAGAGACATACCGCGCGATGACGGCCCCTCTGCAACTGAACATGCACCCCGTCAGTGAAGCAGCTGCGATTATGAACCAAATTCGTGGTCTGTCGCAGAAGCAATTGATTGTTCCCAACCCCGCCTCTCGCGTTCGAGATTTCCTTGGTAACGCGGCAATGCTTGCGGGCAACGCAAACCTACCGCGCGACCTCGACTTCGGATCGGCTGTGAAGCTCTACATGAACGACCTGTCGCAGCTCGATGAGGCTGGCATGTCGAGACTGAAAGCCAAGCTCGAGCTGTCTGGCACACAGGACAGCAACCTACTTCTCAGCGCCATCCGAGAATATCTCCGAGAAGGCGAAGGGCTCGGGGCGGCCGATAAGTTCCGCGCGGTAACAGAAAAGGCTGCACAGTCTAAAATCCTGATGCCGTTGACGAAGGTCAACGGTTTCTTCGAACGCATGACGGAGGGTGTAGACTCTTTCTTCAAGGGTCTTGCGGTGATGTCCGAAGAGGCCAAGCTCGTAGAGGCCTTACGAGCTGCTGATTTAGAGTCCATCCAAGCTGACGTACTACAAGACTTTGTGTCTCAAGGTCTGGCAAAGAGAACGTCAAGTGAAGTCATAGACGACGTTGGCGCCACGCGATTGCTGCCTGTAGAGGTAGTCGCCGCCGACATCGTCAAAGACACCATGCCTATCTACGGGCGTGTTGGTGCCGCAGTGCGCGGTCTCGATCGCATCCCGCTGTTCGGTAACTTCACCTCGTTTGCGTCGGAGAACATCCGCAACTCGGTCAACATTCTCGACCGCGCAATGCGCGAGATGGGGTACCGCATGGACCCAGAGCTTGCGGCCAAGCTAACGCCCAAGCAAGTTAAGAAATTCGAACGTCAAATCCGCGCGATAGGTGCGCAAAGACTGACCGGCTATCTGACTGTTGCTATCGCGGCCCCTAAAGCCATGGTTCGAGGGTCGATGCAAGCGACAGGCACGACCGAGGCGGACATGGATCGCCTGTATCAGCTTCTTCCGGACTACCTCGACGGACACGACATCGTTGTCACTGAGAACGACGGCGAAGGTAACCTTAAGTACATCGACCTAAGTTACGTTGCGCCATACGGATACGTAACAGACGCCGCCCAAGCGGCGCTGCGAGAGTACAACGAACGCGGGGTGCTTGGTAAGAACGAAGCAGACCAGATTGCGAGTTCTGTGTTCAATGGTCTCGGTGCGCTTGCCGAGCCGTTCGGCGCCGAATCCATCGTATTCGAACGCGTCCGCGACGCCCTTCCAAGTTCGGGTCTTGGTAGCTTGGGCGTTGGTCGTGGTGGGGAAACATCCACGGGCGCCAAGATCTACAACGAGACAGACTCACTAGGCGACAAAGTAGCCCAAGGTTTCCTCCATACTATCGACAGCCTCACGCCGGCATATACAAAACTGATCGCCGAGGCCGGTAAGGGTGAAATAAAACCGGGACGTCTGACCCGCGCAATGACGGAAACACCCGGGGCACGAGGTCAGGAATATGACTCGTACGAAGAACTGGCTCGGCAGGTAACCGGCTTCACGCCGATGGAACTGAACTTGAAAAGGGATTTCGAGTTCAGCGGTAAAGCCTACACGCCTCGTCGCTCTGAAGCTAAGACAGCGGCTAACAGGATCATTCGGGCGTCCGACTCCACACCGCAGAAGATGATCGACGGTTGGAATAACTACCTAGATGCGCTGTATCGAGAGCAATCAAAACTCTATAACGATATTCAAGCGGCTCGAGAGCTCGGACTCTCGGACGTTGAGATACGTCGCAACCTGATCCAGAAGGCGAAGCTAGGTACAGCCGAAGTCAACATGATCATGCGCGGTATGTTCAACCCCGGACTGGCCTCCAAAGAAGTTCTTCAGGAGGTGCGCATGCAAGTCTCCCAAGAAGAACGCAAGCGCCTTACGCGCACCGTCCCTATAGCCGACCTAAACCGCCTGTCCGCAGAACGAAGGGGCGAACCGCTTGCGCCCGCTGTTGTGGAGCAAACTGCCGCTGTGGAGCAGGCTTTAGTTGTCGCAGAACCGGCGGAGATGTTTGGTGAACCGGTGGTTCCAGCCCCAGCCCCAGCCCCAGCCCCAGCCCCAGCCCCGGCAATACAACAAGTACCACCGGCACCGGGTCTTCTCGGAACCAACCCGATAGAGCAGCTGCGGAACTTGGAGTTGTTCAACAGGCTCAATCAGTAGGGCCTTTCCAGCGGTCATCCTCACCTACCCCACGCATCTCGTAGGTGAGGAGGAACATCACGCAGCAGGCGGCGTGCCAGAGGTGTGATCGACCGGTCTCTGGGTCAGTGTCCTCGCCGCTCCACCACGCGTTCAGATGGCGCAGCAGAGCGCCGTAGACGCGGGACCACTTCATGCCGTGCTCCCAATTACGATCATCGTACTTGATTGCGCCGCTCGTAAGGATGTCCCCCACGGCGATCATGAGCTCAGGCGGGATGAGTTCCATCCGGATCTTCCCGTCGTCGTTCTTCCTACCTTCCATCGGCGTCTCCTCCGCTCTCGGGCACTTGGCGCTAAGGTCGTCCAAGTCCCACTCGAGGTTGCAGATTTCGCACTTGATCTTCGTGTCGACCACCTTCGATTGGCATTTACCCAACATGCATCGTCACCCCCGCTTCTTTGAACATCTCTTTCGACAACTCCATGTCTTCTGCCCATCGGTCCGCGAACACCCGGTCCGGTGTCGGCCAACACACATGGCGTATCCCCATCTGAATGATCTGGGCCGCGCACTGTGTGCAGCAGGGATGCGTGCAGAACAGCGTGGCGCCCTCGAGCGACCCCGTCGCGAACGCCATCGCGTTGCGCTCGGCGTGCAGGATCATCTTGTACTTGGTGTCTCGGTCCTGCAGGCGCTTAGGGGTGTCCTCGACGCCGCGCGGCAGGCCGTTGTAGCCGGCAGAAACGAGCCGCCTTTTGTCATCAAAGATCACCGCGCCCACTTTGGTGCTAGGATCCTTGCTTAAAAGCGACACGTGCTTCGCCATGTCGATCGCCCATTGCCACAACCTGCGCTCCTCGAACGGGAACTTCATTTGGGTGCTGTCTTTCCAACACCCCTCGGTCGCCCATTTAGCCATCGATTCACCTCCTCGTAGTACCATCTCTTGGTTGCCCTGAAATCCTCTGGTGTGGAGCTCAAGATGACCGGCTGCGGGAAATCCTGAGTCTTCATCCAGTCGTAAATCGTACGCTCCGCCACCCCTAACCAAGCAGCGACCTGCGTCAGCGTGATCAGGCGCTTCTCAATCGGAGGGAACTTGCCATGCTCAATCATCATGAGCACCGACATCTCATCCGTGCTCAAGAGCTTGGCCACCTTGCGCAGAGCCTGCGCCGTCTCATCTATCGGTTTCTTTCTCGGCATGTTACATATTATATGGCATATGGAGGATGATCATGAAAGAGCCAAAGATTGGTCGAAAAGAACTCATAGAGGTTTGGCTGTTGTGTCGAACAGTGCTTGATTACAAGGACAAACTGATCTCCACAGAGGAGGCGCTGGAGGAGTTCCGCATCCACACGGGATTGCCGCGTTATCTGGCCAAGCTACTGTTCGATCCAATGCGCAAAGAGTCCAAGGCGTCGCTCAGGAAGGCGTATCCGGATTGGATCAAACCACCAGAGTTCGAGGATTATACGAACAAGTCCGCGCGACTCGATCGGACAAACAAGCGGTACAAACCAAGAGGGAAACCACCGGTCAAGCTGGCTCCCCCTGAACAATCTGACGATACGCCTCCTTGATCAGGAACCCGAGCTGACGCGCCATGCTACGCTGCTCGAACTCCGCCAACTCCTGCAGCAAAGCATGATCTTCCTTGCGCAGAGCGACGTTCTGGAACTCGGCTTTCTGTTTTTTCATGGTCTCGCCCTCTAAGATGTGTTAGTTTTCGTTATACATAACTTGGTGATAACACTCAAGTCTGAGGGTAAGATATGAGGACGTATAGCAGCCGCAGCCTAAAGAGCCTCACGGGCATTCACCCCGACCTGCGGCGCGTCATTGACCGCGCATTGCAAGAAAGCCCGCTGGATTTCATCGTGATCGAGGGATTGCGCACAGAGCATAGACAGCGTCAGCTTGTGGCGTCCGGCGCATCGCAGACAATGAACAGCCGCCACATCACAGGCCACGCTGTTGACCTGCTGCCCATCGGCCCAAATGGCCCAGCGTTCGATTGGCCGCTGTATTACAAGCTGGGACCAGCCGTCAAAGCGGCAGCGAAGGCTGAGGGCGTTGACGTTGAATGGGGCGGCGACTGGACCAGCTTCAAGGACGGCCCGCATTTCCAGCTATCACACGAAGCCTATCCGGCATCTGAGTGGACCACTGGCGATGAGCCACCGAAGCCCCGCACCTCCCCCGCACAGTCCACCACACTGCAAGCGGCTGGCCTGTCATCAGCGGGCGTCCTCGGCGCTGTTGGCACGACCATAGGTGCGCTGGACGGCACCGCGCAGCTTGTCGTCATCGGCGCGGCTATCGTGGCGCTGGCAGGGCTTGCGTGGATTGCGAGGGAGCGCCTCCGTAAGTGGGCTGAAGGAATAAGGTGATGCGTGGACTGCTGCCATACCTCATCGGCTCACTGATAGCCGCCACGGCGCTTGGAGCGGCATTCTATGCGGGCGCACGGTTCACGGCTGACAGGCAAGAGGCCGACTATATCGAGGGAGTGCAAGATGCGCAGGACGCGACAAGCGATTTGCCTCAGTCTGATGACGGCAACCTTGAGTGGTTGCATCGGTGGCTCGACGGACGGTAGAGCGGCGGCGCTTCTGGACGCGGCCAAGCCAGAGGCGGTGGCTCACGCCGTCAGCTTGACGGGCGACGATATGCAGGAGGCCCGACGCACTGGCGTCAGGCTCTTGGCGATCTTGGGGCAGTGGGATTAGAGAATTGCGCCGGGTGGCGTAGTCCGTGCCTGCCGGACGCAGGTAGCGTACCCCAAAACGCGAGGAACCCCGGCACGGAGCCTCAACCGTTGCCGGGGTTTTTCTTCCTCTCAACTTGCGCGGCCAGAGCGGCAGCAATTATTCGGTGCAGGATGGCGCGGGCGGTGTGTGTCATGTGTCGGACTCCTGTGGCTCAATAGGTTTTGGGGGATACCAACGGCGCAAAAAACCATCAGGGTCTTCGACGTAAAATGTGTGACCTTGCATTTGCTCAATGTGCCAGCGGTAACGACTAACAAGATATTCCAGCTCGGATTTTCTCATGTGTCGGCCTCAGCAACCAGCGCGTTTAGGGTTGCCAGCAGCAAAGCGCGGGCAGGACAGAACCCATCATACCCAGACGAATTTGCGCCAAGTGGCGGGTCATCTTCGGTCATTCTCATTCTGAATATATGTACGTAAGGGAATGACTTGCTTTCCCCTACATTTGCCGTCAGTCGAACTGTCCACCCCGGCAGCACTGCAGCCAAGAACGCTAGAGCGGCATCGACTGAGCCGTAAAAAGCCTCTCGGGAATAGTGATATGTTTGAACACCGCCCAGACTACGTTGCGCCATGCCGGGAAACCACTCCCCATCCCGCACAGCATCACGCAGGGCGATAAGATCATCACGGCGGCTCATGTGTCTGCACCCAAAGGCGTTTGGGCTTTGCGCATTGTCGGATGAAAGAAACACCCGTTCCAATGGAGAATAGCTTTTTCGTTGGCATCGTCTCCTTTGAATAGCGGGCCAGACATCCCACAAGAATTGCGCTTGCACTTTACTTGCGCTGTCTTGAATACATGCGGCGCGGCTTTTCCAATTCGCTTGGAATACTTGTTCAAGCGTGTGTCAGAACCGCAGTAAGGGCAGCTTTGTAAATGGCTCATGTGTCGGACCCTTCGCGGTAGGCGGCGAGTGTGGACACAAGGTTTCCAACCACTATTTCTTTAGCCACTCCGGTATTTAACCCTTGCTTGAGCAAGATGTCTGCGTGAGTAGCCAGCGCATCCGCCTTTGTGATGCGGGCTTCGAGGGCGGCTATCTGCTTCGTATGCACCTTTTCTAAGGCAGAAAATTCCTCATTGCACTCGAGGCATTCCTCTAGTTTCGCGCGGAGGCGGGTGATTTCGTCGGCGGCCTCTTCGTGCAGGTCCATCCAGTGCTTGCCGCCGCCTGTTCCGGCCAAAAGCCGCTTCACCAAATCATCCATCGTCTTGTCCTTTCAGTGCGGCGCGGGCTGCACGGCTTTCGTTAGTTTCAACAAAACCGTGTCCAGCAACATAAACTTTTCCGCCTATCATACCCTGCAAAACTGCCTCCAGCTCAGCGACCCGCGCATCCGCCTTGGTGATACGGGCTTCAAGGGCTTCGATGCGGTCAGCAGCGTCCTGCATCACGTTATGCGCAATTGATGGCGGCCATCCACGCAAACGCTTCACCAAATCATCCATCGTCTTTCCCTTTCAGTGCAGCGCGGGCTTCATCAATACGAGTTGCCATTTCCATCTCCGAACAAAAGCAGCCATCCTCAACAGCCGTTACAAGTCGTCCCAACGCAACCTCCAACTCAGCCACCCGCGCTTCTAGGCGAGATATGGTGATGCGACTAATCTTAGCTTCGCCCTCCCAGCTTGACGGGCGGGCTTTGGGTCGCTCGGAGAACGGGATGTCTTTCCAGAGCAGAGGCTTTCTGTTTTCAGGTAATTCGCTCATCACCAAACCCTCCAAGCCAAGAGCAACACCGCCACATACAGCGCAGCAATGCCAACAAGAACCAGCGCCGAGAACGGGCGCGGGTCAACGGTACGGCGCGGACAGGTCCGACCCTGCTCGCAGTCGTGATTGCAGCATTTCATCGCTCCGGCCTCGCCACAGGGCGCGGTGCTGGGCTGCTCATGGCGGTACACCAACATCTTGCCAGCAGGCATCGCGGCGAATGTGTCGCTGAGGCTGTTGGGCCAGTTTGCCTTGTCCTTCGGGCGTTTCCAGAATTGTATGCGGTCGGCGTGTTTCATGGGCGGTGCCCTTTGAACAAGCGACCCCAAGATATGCTGATGCGCTTCGGCTTCTTTGGGAGCGTTCCGCGCATCGCGTGGGGCGCCTTGTATCCCTCGCGCATCATTTGTGTCTGCTGAGTGGCTACCCGCGCCGTCTCGAAGTTGTAGTAGTCAACGTCGAGGCCAAGCCATGCGGCGTTAAGCATTTGTGCTGTGTTCACTGTGTTTTCCTCAAAAGTCAGGTTCGCCGCGCACGATCCGAATAGGTCCGGCCTTGGTTGCAGTTATGGTTGCAGCAGGTCATGTCAGTTCCTCCATGCGGATGCTACCGCAAACTGGTTCGCCATCTATGGTGTCGAAGGTGATGCGGTGGGTGTCAGACAGCCCGTGCGCCGTCCCAAAGACCCAGTCACGGTCGGTGAGAACCCGCCCAGAAAGCCGCGCCGTCTCGCGCTTTGGCTCAGGCTTGACGCGGTAGGCGCAGGAACCATGCCATGCTGGTGTTTTTATGCGGACCCACAGCGACGCGCTGTATTTTGATTCAATCACCTTTCCCTCATGGTGCGCAAGTAGCAGCGCACCTTTTTCTTCGGGCGTCATCTCGCCCCATGTTTTCGGATTGTCTGTCATGTCAGTTTCTCCATTTTTATAAAAGTGTACCGGGGTTTGCTGTGCGCAATACGGGGCGCGTTTTCCAAAACCGTCCGCCCATTTCCTACCAGCGACGGCTAGGCCACTCGCCCCGGTACGCGCGGGAATCGAACCCGCTTAACTCATTGCTCCGGCCTCGCCACAGGGCGCGGCGATGCACTGAGGAGCGTTGACCGCTCGCAAAGCACTGCGACGTCATCATAGGACGCCTCAAGGATAGCCTGCATCGGTTGCAGGGCCGCGCTGCACTCTGCCTCACTGGGAAACAGGAGGCGGCTCTCTACGTCGCCGTATAGGGCGATGAGGATGGTCCAGAGTTTCATGCTGTCCACCCCGCCTGCTTGACTGCTCCCTCGGCAATCTTGCGTACCTTGAGTTCATCCCGGGTGCAGCCGTGATCGATCAGATGATCTATATCGGCTGCCATTTCTCGCAGGTCGGAGACCTTCTTACCTTCGCGGTTAGCCGCCCGCACGGCGGCGTAGATCGCGTCATTCAGGTTCCTCATCGCTTCATCATAGGTCATTGGTGTTTCCTCTCAGTGAACGCCGTCTTCTGGTCCGACGGCTAGGTTTAAGTTGAAGTCTGCCTCGGCCTCTATGGCCATGGTCGATGCGTCCAATGCGATGACGTCGAAGTCCTCATCGCCACCATAGTGGCGCAGGTATATGCTGATCATCGTGCGGAGCTGTTGTGGGCTCAGCTTCGGCGGCGAGAACGACGCCACCAACTCGATGTATTTGAGGAAGTCTCGATCACTCATTGGTTTGTCTGTAAAAGAAAATGCGTAGCTTTCCCTCACGGTGATACTCCGATCTGGCTAGTCCTTTGCGTTCCAAGAAACCAAGTAGGAACTTGCCTCTTGGCTGCGATACACCCAGCATGTTGGCCAAGTCGGAACCGGTCAACATTCCTTTCTTCTTCAGTGCGGACAGCGCCTTCAGATACTCTTTCGGCACCCTATTGCTGACACCGCCTTGTCCACCCTCTCCGTACGCCGCCATCATGGAATTGTTCTCTACGACCGACGCACCTCGTAGCTCTTGCGCGTACTCAGTTTCTGTCATTCGCAAGCTCGTTCACTTTGGCG